AACAAGCCGGCACTGGCGTATTCAATCTGACCGCTGCCAAGGGCGCAACAATCACGCTGCCCAATGGCGAGACAGTTACCAAGGCATTCAGGGGCATCGCCGTCGATCAGGCTGAGCGGTTCTCGCAGGTGGTGCGGCAAGGGCTGCTGACCGGCGAACCCACGCCTGCCATTGCTAAGCGGCTGATCGGCAGCCTGCAGTTTGGCGAGGAAGCAAAGACCGTCAAGCAGCTCATTGCTGCAGGCGGGCAGGCAACAGCAGTGGCGGACAACCAAGTCATTGCCCTGGTGCGCACGAGCATCAACCAAGTGGCCAACACCGCCAGCCAGCAGGTCTACGAGGCGAACCAGGACATCACGCCGCGCTATCGGTACGTCGCTACGCTTGACACCCGCACCAGCGCAATCTGCCGGGCGCTCGATGGCCGCGAGTTTGAATACGGCAAAGGACCAACGCCGCCGCAGCACTTCAACTGTCGCAGCACCACCGTGCCGGTCATTGACTACAAAGCGCTTGGTTTCACGCCGCCGCCAGCAGGCACCCGCGCCAGTGCCGATGGTCAGGTGCCGGTCAATGAGTCCTACGGCCAGTGGCTTGCCAAGCAGCCGCTGCCGGTCAAGGCAAAGGCACTCGGTGCCAACAAGGTTGCCTATTTCGACAAGCTGTCGGCCAAGTACGGACCCAAGGACGCCATCGCCAAGCTGGTCCGCGACGACGGGTCAGAGCTAACATTAGATCAGTTGCGGGCTCGGTACGATGCCGTTAAAGAAAGGTAGCTCACAGAAAACCATCTCAGCGAACATCAAAGCTGAGATGAAGGCCGGCAAGCCGCAAAAGCAAGCCGTCGCCATCGCCCTGTCCAAAGCCGGCAAAGCCCGTAAACCCAAAGGTAAAAAGTGATGCCTAAGTACACCGGACCAGCCAAGCCTCAAAAGCCCATGCCCAAGAAAGGCGGCAAGAAGAAATGAAACGCGGCGACCGGGTTAGCTGGAACTACCAAGGCACACGCACCTTTGGCGTGATCACCAGCATTGGCGGCGAGCGGGCGACCATACCAACGCAAGGCGGCGGTAGCGTCACCCGCGTCGGCAGCATGGACGATCCGATCGTGCGGATCAAATCCGAGTCAACCGGCAACGCGGTCATCAAAAAGCGGTCAGAGCTGAAACCTGCGCCACGGCGATGATCACCTATCGCGGCGAGCAGTTTGAGGGTTACAACAAACCCAAGCGGACGCCAAACCATCCGACCAAATCCCATGCGGTGCTGGCCAAAGAAGGCGAGACCGTCAAGCTGATCCGGTTCGGCCAGCAAGGCGTCAGCGGCAGCCCACCGCGTAAAGGTGAATCAGACGCGGACAAAGCCAGGCGGGCATCCTTCAAGGCAAGGCACGCCAGTAACATTGCTCGCGGGAAGATGTCGCCGGCGTTTTGGGCGGACAAGGTGAAGTGGTAGCCGCCTCCTGCCGGTGAATCCAGTCCTTTAGCTCAGCGACGTACCACCGCAGGTCTTGCGCTTTGGCCGCATGCCAGCCGTTGCCGGTGCTGCGGTACAGGTGCTCATGACGATCCACTGCGTCAAGGCACTGCTTGATCAGCGGATTCCATGGCTCACGGGTTGGTGTGTCCCATTCGCGCTTTGACACGATCACCACGCGCCATTACGATGGCAGCGTAATTAAGCCTGCGGCTTATCCATGTCTGATGAAACACAAACCCAGGAGCCTGCGGCTACCGGGGGTGACAATACCGACGCACTGCAACGCAGCGTTGAGGCATTAGAGCGCAAAAACAAAGAGCTGATTGCAGAACTGCGCGCTGCCAAAAAGGCGCCAGCGTTGCCTGATGGGGTTGATGTCAATGAGCTATTGGAGTTCAAGCGCAACCACGAGCAGCAGCAGCTTGAGTCGCAAGGTAAGTATCAAGAGGCGCGACAGGCTTTGGAGCAGCAGTTCCGTGAGGCGACGACGGAAAAGGACCAGCGCATTGCCGCACTGGAAAGCCGCGTCCGCGAGCTGGAGCTGGTCACGCCAGCAGTGACGGCACTGGCCGACATCGTGCATGACCCTGACTTGGTGCTTAAGACCAAGCTGAGCGCCGATCAGATCGAGCGTGACCCTGACGGCACTGTGGTAGTGGTCGATGGCTACCAACGCACGCCCGTCAGCGAGTGGGCTAAGACTCTGCCGGCATGGATGCAGAAGCAACCCAAGCCTCAAGGCAGCGGCGCACCATCAGCCGGCGCCAGCACTGGCGGCATCCCTGCAGGCATGGCAAACCCATTCAGTCGTGATAGCTTCAATTTGACAGAACAGGCGCGACTGTTCCGCACTGATCGTGATTTGTACGATCGCATGAAGGCAGCGGCTAACCGTTAAGCTGCCAGCAACCGGCTGCGCTGGTGCTTTGGGCTGCGCCCACACCGTAAACCATTCCCCCGAGATGAATCATGGCGACTCTTCGCTCTGACATCATCATCCCAGAGGTTTTTACGCCTTACGTCATTGAGCAAACCACGCAGCGTGATGCCTTCCTGGCTAGCGGTGTGGTGCAGCCCTTGGCGGAGCTGAATGCAACTGAGGGTGGTGATTTTATCAACGTCCCATTCTGGAAAGCCAACCTTTCCGGCGACTTTGAGGTGCTGACCGATAGCACTTCGTTGACCCCCGGCAAGATCACTGCTGACAAGCAAGTCGGCGTCATTCTGCACCGTGGCCGTGCCTTTGAGGCTCGTGACCTGGCAGCCCTGGCTGCTGGTGCCGATCCCATGGCCGCTATCGGCGCCAAGATCGCTGACTACGTTGCCAACCAGCGCCAAAAGGACCTTCTGTCTTGCCTGGCCGGTGTGTTCGGCAGCATTGGTTCCACCTCCAGCTCTGCTGCTTTCTTTGGCCTGACCATTGACGGCGAGTCTGGTGATACCCCCACCACGCTGAGCCCCCGTCACGTTGCTGAAGCCCGCAGCCTGCTGGGCGATCAAGGCGACAAGCTGGCCGCTGTTGCTATGCACAGCAAGGTGTACTACGACTTAGTCGAGCGCAAGGCAATCGACTATGTGACCGAGACAGACGCACGTCTGACCTCTAGCGTCACTGACTTCGTCGGCGGCAGCATTGCTGGCGCTTACGGACCCGTGAGCGTGCCGACCTACATGGGTCTGCGCGTGATCGTGTCTGACGATGTGCAGACCGACGGTAGCGGCAGCTCGACTGAGTACGCCACTTACTTCTTCACCCAGGGTGCTGTTGCCTCCGGCGAACAGCTCGCAATGCAGACCGAAACCGATCGTGACATCCTCGCCAAGAGCGATGCCATGTCGATCGATCTGCACTACTGCTACCACCCTGTTGGTGCCAAGTGGGGCGTCACCACCACCAACCCGACCCGCGCTCAACTGGAAACAGTTGGCAACTGGTCGAGGGTGTACGAGCTGAAGAACCTCGGCATCGTGCGTGCCAGCAACACCTCCAACTTTGATTGAGGTAACTAACCATGGCACAACCTTCCCAGTTTGAACTGTCCACAGAGCAGTACATCGTTGCTGACCACTACATCGCCTCTTCGGTGGCTGATGTCCAGTTCTTCACCGCTCCGGTGAAGTGCCAAGTGGTCACCATCCGCGAGGTGCATGCCACCGCCGGTAGTGACGGCTCTGCTGTTTCTGGCACGATCCGTCGTTGCCAAGGCACCGAGGCTGCCACTGCTGGTGATGACCTGCTCGGTTCCACCAAGATCGACTTCAAGGGCACTGCTCTGACCGAGCAGAAGTTCGATGCTGCCGATTCTGGTGAGCTGACCAGCACCACTGCCAACCTGATCCTTGAGGCTGGCGATCGCCTGTCTTTGGACGTGACCGGCACCACCACCGCTCTGGCTGGTGTGATCATCAGCGTACTGCTTGAGCGCGTCTGATGGGGCTGTTCGCCTTCCGGCGACTGCGTGAAAAGGAGGCTGCCTCTACGGAGGTGGCCTCTCTTTCTATGCCAGAGCCAACTCCTACACTGGATTTAACGGAGCCTGACGATGGCAATCACAATCGTGGCCACGCCAGGCGCGGCCGACGCAAACAGTTACCTGACGTTGGCAGCAGCGCAGGCGATCATTGACGGTTTTGTACAGGATGCTGATGTGACCGCATGGGCATCGGCTACCACTGACCAGAAGAACCGGGCGCTGTTTACTGCGACGCAACGGCTAGACCGTGAGCGGTTCCTTGGCGCACGGGCGACCGATACGCAGGCGCTGCAGTGGCCGCGCACTGGCGTGCGTAAGCCTGACACCTATATCAATACCTACGCGGTTGGGTTTCCGTTCCGCATCACGACGGACTACTTCACCGACACCGAGATCCCTACGCAGATTCAGTACGCGCAGGTGGTGCTGGCAACGTATCTGCACAACAACCCGGACGGACTTGGCCTGAGCGGACTGGAGGATTACAAGAACGTCAAGATCGGCAGCCTTGACGTGACGCCTAACCTTGGCTACGGCGCCGTTGGTGCAGATAAGGTGCCGCCAATTATGGAGCGATACCTGACAGGGCTTAGAATCAGTGGACCTGGTAACGTTTCAATCCGCCGGAGCTGACCATGGACGATTACAGCATTGGCTTTGAGTACATCACCGATACGGCAGCTCATACCGGCAGGTTTCATAGGCTCTATGCCGTTGCCGATGCTGTGATCAGCACGGCTACGGTGCAAAACGCAACCGGTAACGCTTTTACGTCGGTTCCACTTGGCAAGGGCGATTTCATCGACGGCGTATTTACCAGCGTCACGCTGGCTAGCGGCAAAGTCGTCGCCTACCGGATCTGACCATGAGCGAGCCTAATTTTTTCGGCATTGATTACTCGATTGGCGCCACCTTCGTCAGTGACACCACTACACGAACAGGGCGCTGGGGAGCGATTCACTTCACGAGCAACACGCAGATTGATACAGTCGTAGCGCAAAATTACGATGGCAATACGCTATCCGGCGAGTCGTTCAGTGCTGCAACCACGCTGTACGGCGTGTTTACCAGCATCAAGCTGCAGAACGGCCACTGCGTTGCCTACAAGCTCTGATGACCCTTGCTAGCCCGCTACGGAAGGTTGCCAGCAAGCTGATGGCACGCTTTGGCGGTGTTGCAACCATCCGTCGCGTCGCAACTGGCAGCTACGACCCCGCAACGGGCACCATTGCTGAGACCAATACAGACACGACCGTTCGGGGCGTGCTGGAGGATGTCAATATCCGCGAGGTGAACGAACTGGTGCAGGCTGGCGACAAGCGGCTGATCATTGCAGCGGCAGACCTAACCACGGCGCCTACCACAGTTGACAAGGTGCTAATCAACAGCGTGGTGCATCAGATCATCCGCATCCAGACGATCGAGCAGGACAACACTGCGATCACCTACGAAATGATCCTAAGAGCATGAGCAACCTGCCCATCCGCGATATTGGTAATTACATGGGCGACCAGCTTGAGAAGCTGCTGCGCGTGACGGTGCTGGAGACTGACGCAAGGCTTAAGCAGCAAAGCCCAGTGGATACTGGACGCTTCCGCGTTAGCTGGCAGATTGGCCAGAATGCAGCCGACGGCACGCCCGCGCCTCAGGGCAGCTACGGCGCTGGCATCACGCCACCCAAGGGCAGCAACTACCAGCCAGGCCAGGAGAAGCTAGGTAACTACTACAGCGTCCACAACAACCTGCCGTATGCCGAGCCGTTGGCACAAGGCAGCAGCAGGCAGGCACCGGCAGGATGGGTAGACCGCACAGCCCGTGAGATGCAGAACTTTGTTGATACCAACTGGGAGCGCATCAGGAGGCAAGGCTGATGGCTGCTGCGAACCTCAACACCATCCGCGCCACCATCGAGGCACGATTAACGGCTGAGTTGACCAGCCTCACGACGACATACACCCAAACCGGCACTGTCGTTACGATCAACGCCACCGCGCACGGCTACTACGTCGGCCAATCTCTGACGTTGGACTACACATCCGGCGGCGGCGTTGACGGCACGTTCACTGTGGTCACCACAGCAACCAACTCTTTTACCGTGACTGCTGCCGGTGCGTTGACAACCAGTGGCAATGTCACAGTGGTTAGCTCGCTGGGCAGCACCTTGCCCGTTGTCTTCCACAACCAACCCTATG